CGATAAAATGGTTGAGTACGCTTACCCAAATTTGTATTATTCGATTAAGTCTACACATGAGTATATAGAGCAACATAGGGGTGAATACCACACGTCTGCGGTACCGGGTTTCTCCACGACAATGAAGACGCGCCCCCTTATAGTTGCAAAATTAGAAGAGTTTATCAGAAATAAACTAATTAAGATACATTCTTCGCGAACTGTAAACGAGTTTAAGACATTTATATGGAGGAACGGCAAGCCCCAGGCAATGAAAGGCTATCATGATGATTTGATTATAGCATTGGCAATCGCGTGTTGGGTTAGAGATACAGCGATTCAATCAAGTGCGAGAGATTTAAATTATCAAAAAGCCTTTGTAGACGCCATCTACACAGTTAAAACAACCATGAATACACAAATAAAAGGTCAAGATGGCTACAAGCAAGGCAATGCAACTGATATAATATCTGAAGCGAAATCCTATTGGGAACAATACAAATGGATTATAAAGTGAGAAAATAAATGGCGCCCTCAAACAGAAATAGAAATCAGGGGAAAAACCCTGCAAATCGAGAAACAGATCTATTCAAAGCACTGACTAGACTATTCTCTGGACCTATTATTAATTACAGGTCACAAACTGGCCGCAAGATTCGGCGCCAGCACCTGGACAAGTATTCTTCACGTTTCAAGAGCGCCTCTGGCCAGCAGTTTAAGAAGTCCCTCTACAATCCGTTGGACACAATTGCGACCAACGCAATTCAGAATCAGCGCCGCTCAGAGAGATATGTAGACTTCGATCAGATGGAGTACATGCCCGAGATAGCGTCTACTCTTGATATTTACGCAGACGAAATGACAACTCACACAGAGTTGCGGCCGATGCTCAACATTAAGTCTGGTAACGAAGAAATCAAGGCTGTCCTTACAATCCTGTATGATCAGATTCTCAACGTCCAGTACAACTTGTTTGGCTGGGCTCGCACAATGAGCAAGTATGGTGACTTCTTTTTGTATCTTGATATTGACGACAACCATGGAATAACTTCCGTGATTGCATTGCCGCCGATGGAGATTGAGAGACTGGAAGGCCAGGATAGCACGAACCCCAACTACATCCAGTATCAGTGGAACTCTGCTGGAATGACTTTCGAGAACTGGCAGATTGCACACTTTCGTATTCTTGGCAACGACAAGTACGCTCCTTACGGCACTTCTATTCTTGAGCCCTCTCGACGCATCTGGCGCCAGCTTACTCTAATGGAGGACGCGATGATGGCTTACCGCGTTGTTCGTTCTTCTGAACGCCGCGTCTTTAAGATTGATGTCGGCGCCGTTCCGCCAAATGAAGTCGAGCAATACATGGAGAAGATCGTATCCCAGCTTAAGAGAAACTCCGTGGTCAACCCCGATAACGGACGCATTGATCTGCGCTACAATCCGATGGCAGTGGAAGAAGATTACTTCATTCCTGTTCGCGCTGGTTCCGTTACGGATATTCAGAATCTTCCCGGTGGCGCAAACACCACACAGATTGACGACGTTAAGTATCTTAGAGACAAGCTGTTTGCAGCACTCAAGATCCCGCAGTCGTATTTGTCAATGGGCGAAGGCGCCAACGAAGATAAGACCACGCTAGCACAGAAAGACATACGATTTGCCAGAACAATCCAGAGACTCCAGCGCGTTCTTATTGCAGAGCTAGAGAAGATCGGCATTATCCACCTCTATACTCTTGGTTTCCGCGGCGACGATTTGCTATCCTTCTCTTTGGCTCTCAACAATCCTTCCAAGATTGCTGAGCTACAGGAACTAGAGTTCTGGAAGCAGAAGTTCGACATTGCTGCATCTGCCACTGAAGGTTACTTCTCCCGTCGCTGGGTTAACGAGCACATATTCGGACAGTCCAACGAGGACTTCGTTCGCAATCAGCGCGAAATGTACTACGATAGAAAGACTGATGCAGCGCTTCAGCAGGTCGCGGAGTCGGCCGCAGCCGAAGGTGGCGGCGGTCTTGGTGGCGACCTAGGCGGCGATCTTGGTGGAGACCTTGGTGGAGACCTCGAAGGCGACCTTGGTGGTGACCTCGATCTCGGAGGCGCCGAAGAGATGCCTGCCGGCGATGTGGACGCCGCCCCAGAAGGTGGTGGAGACGACTCCCCGCTTCTCGCAGTGCCCCCAGGCTCCCGCACTTCGCCCAGGTTGACGCCTGGAGCCAAGGGTAAGGTCTACCATCCGGTAAAGACCGATAAGCGAAAGGCAGGCGCTAGAAGCCGTTCCTTCGCCGCTGCCGGCTCAAGAGAGAAGGCCAGCAGCACTGCCCGAAACATCACTCCGGGATACACAGATATTAAAACGTTGTCTGGAATGAATGGCTTGGGAAGTCTTTACGAACAGGAAGACTCTATTTATAAGTTGAGAGAAAAGACGGAAGAGGGCAAACTCTTTGAGATTAACGACTCTATCCGACTTCTTCTAGAAAGCCTAGGCGATAAAGAAACCACCACGGAGCAAGAGAATGAAGAAGAGACACAACAAAAAGCGTAATACAGCGTTTGTATTTGAAGCCCTCGTCCGCGAGGCTACGGTTGCGATCATAAAAGAAGATCACGTCCGTAAGAACAAGGCTGTATCTATTATCAAAAAGCATTTTGCTCTTGATTCGATATTATATAGGGACCTACAAAACTATCGTTCACTGTATGAAAACCAGGAGATAGATAGAACAACGGCCGAGAAGATAGTGAAGGAAGCACGCTTGGCCAGCCGTCTTATGGACGCACATGGTCTTTTTGTTAGCCAAAGCGATTTGATTGCAGATGTCAATAAAGAACTGACACCGGAAGTGTTTAATAACTTTGTGCCCAATTACAAGACATTGGCTTCAATCTCTCAAATGTTCTCCGATAGATCTTCCCCCAAAAACGCTATTATTCTTGAGAACACCATTGTTGACAATATGGTAGCTATCGCTGAGGAAAGGGAGTCTATGGCCCCCATTGACAATCTAGTCCTAAATTCTTTTATCACCAAGTTCAACGCCAAATACCAAGATGAGCTACTGGAAAGTCAGAAGACTCTATTGAATTGCTATATCACATCATTTGCTGATAACGGCGTCGGACTTAAGACTTTCCTTAACTCGGAAATAGGGCGCCTTAAAGAGGCGCTCGATCAGTCCCTTGTATCCGACATAATTAGAGAGGACGAGGATTTGTCCGCTAAGGCAAACAAGGTCGTAGAAAAACTCTCCAGCTTCCAGAAAGAAGGAATCAGCGACAAGGTGATCTTAACTGTGCTTAAGACTCAGAAGCTGGTAGAGGAGATGGACTAAGATGGCTATTAAGATTACTATCAGAAAAGGCGAGCAGTCTTCGATCATTACTCTGGAGATGAACATTCGCAAAGCTGTGAATGGCGATTTGATGATTTTTGATCACGGAGACATTGATATAGTTTTGTCTCCAAGAGATAGTAAGGTAATAGCATTCCCTAAAGACACATTGAATGACTTGACCTACGGCGCCCAGAACAGACTGTTCACCCATTTACATAAACGAGGCGTGGTCATGCCAGAATCTATCCAGGCCGGATCATTTTTTGGCGCCTTCGAGGCTAAACTCCAGAATCCCTTCAAAGAGGGCATCGACACGGCCAAACTGGCCTTGGTGAACATTTCTTCTTTTATTGATGAAGAACGCCCCTACTTTGAGTCAATGGAGGCGATTGTCGGTATGTCCGAGGACGAACTGGCCCACCCCGACAAGGAAGACTCCACCGAGCTTGGTGAAGTGCCACAGAGAGATGAGCAGGGCTCTATACGCCCTGGGTACATTAAGACTCCATATGCTGCCAACTACTTGTACACAGTATAGGAGACACTGAGATGGAGATGCTTGCTTTTATACTTTGCGCCTATGGCTTGACGCAAATACTGGTATATAGCGATTTTCCGCTATTAGCAAAATTGCGCCCCTCCAAAGATAATTGCAAGAAATATGGAAAGGTTTTCCACTGTCCGATGTGCATGGGTTTTCATGTAGGTTGGTTTTTAATGCTACTTTCCCCATATACAGAACTATTTAATTTTGACGTTACTGTTGCCAATTTCTTTATTTTAGGTTGGTTGTCTTCTGGAACATCGTATGTTCTGAACATGATCTTCGGAGATTCAGGGATTAAATACGAACAAAAGATGGAGATATTTGATGAACAGCACATGGACTAAGAAGTGGATGCTTCAGCCGGTTAGACTTTGTAAGTCTGGCTGCATATTCGGGCGGGTTGCGCCCGCATTTTTTATTAAGGAATAAACAATGAGTAAAGTACTTTTACGTGAATATTATCAATTGTGTGATGGCGGAATCTGCCAAGATCTACTGACCGAAGAGGAAAAGAGATTTATTGCAGACGGCGGCATGATGTTGTCTGGAATTATGCAGATGGCAGAAACTGTCAACGGAAATGGAAGAACATATCCGTTGCGAGTTTTGCGGACTGAAGTCAAAAACTATCAGAAGCTTATAAAAG